TTCTTCTAAAAAAGAATCTAATTCAGTTTTATCTGATGACATTTCAACACCAGTTTCTTCTTCAATAGTTTCTTTGTCTTGTATTGAACTATCAACCTCTGTAAATTCTAATGGTTGTAACGTTGTAAAGTATAGGTTTAAGCTGATTTCATTGTATGCAAGTATATTATCAAAGGAATCAATTAAAAGTTCTTGAAATGGTCTTATAACTGTGTTATCCATCAAAAGAGATGCAGTTTTTATCTCATCTGCATTATTTCCTAATCCACTTGAATCTTTTATACCTAATAACATAGGAGAAACAATTCTATGTGCCACCATTATCTTCTTTGTACTTTCTTCAGATAAAAATTGGTATTGGTTATGTGCATCTGATAATTGTACTGGTGTAATTTCTGCTTGTGATTCTTTATTGTCATTAAAAGCTAAAATGAATTTACCAGCATTAGATGTGCCACTAAATTTTTGAGCAATCTTATTTTCTATTAATTGTCTTTCTTGTTGGTTAGGAGTTCCATTATTGAAGTTAATTAACATCGATGGAGATAATCCATTCATTATGTTATTCAAATGATAGTTTGATACTTCTTCTTCTAATTCACAATACTGCAATCCACCTTGATAATCTACTGGAGAATAGTAATAGAAACCACTTTTATAAGGCTTTACATAATATATTTCTATATTTTCATTTGACATACCATAAGCTGGTATTCTTAATGGTGTATCTGTTTTTTTTAAATTTGCCCAATCATTAAAATAGTAATATGCTGGTATATCTCCATCATCATTACACTTTTCTGCTCTTAATGTTTCAATAGGCATATGCTCTAACTGAACTATCTTGCTTCTATTCTTGTTGTATATAACTTGAAAAGCACATTGTCCCATTAATTTTAAATCATAACACAATCTTCTTACTACATCCTTTTTAAATAAAGAAACCATTTGAGCATACTCATTAGGCTTTCTATTTGAATCAGTAGCATTTAATCCTTTTCCATAAATAGCTTGACTAATGCCATTAATAGCAGCGTTATTAGTAGGAGAACCATTGTATCTATCAATTAGAAACTGAAAGTAATTATTATCAGCACCATATTCAATCCAATCTTTACCATTTACCTCTTTAATTTCGGGACTTGTGTAAGTGCTTAAATTAACAAAACCAAATTCTGAAACTTTAGATGCCTTTGTAAATTGTCCTTTACTATTTCTTTGTCTTTTCATATTACTATATAAGTATTATCGTAACCATTGTATTTTGTAAATTGACCATTGTTTAAATTATAATAATCATTATTTGATTGGTCTATGTTTTGGTCTGTGCAGAATATTCTATCCTTATAAATACTATCCGTTTTATTTGAATCCGTAAATAATTCAATATCGTAAAAATGATTCTCCACTAAAACTGGTGCAAAGATAGTATTAAAATTAAGATAGTTTCCCGATGTAATTGCTGATGTTATTTGATAGTCTACTGTTACGTTTGTGCTATCATCTCTTATTGCCATAGTGAAAGTACCTAAATAATTTCGAGGTATCACAGATAGGCTTTGTGCAGTTGCAGATGTTGTAAGTATAATCATTACATATATAACGTAATAAAACTATTATTTTGTGAAATGAATAAACAAAAAAAAAGCACCCAATTAAGGATGCTCTAATTTTAACTAAATAAATATATTATGCAGTTGGGTCAATCTGTGCTGCATCTCCAGTTACTGCTGCATCTAAAAAGTAAGGTGCAGTTTCTTCCATTCCCTCGAATGTTAAAGTAAACCCACTTAAATCTCCAGCTGCTGCTCCAGTTACTACTGTACCTCCAGTACATTCCATCCCATTTTCAAACCCACATAAGAAGCTATTACCATAGTAATCTTCAACAACAACTTGTGGTCTTGCTACTGCAAGAGTTTGTAGTTCTGCTTGAGTTTTAGCATCTAAATAAGTTAATGTAAGATTTAATGTTTGAGTATAAAAAGTTGTTCCATTCTCTCTACTACTTGTAACAGTAGTTTCTAAAGATGAATTTCCTTTTACATCATATTCATACCAAGTTGGAGTACCAGTTATGGTTGCTTCTTTTGTCGTTGAATCTACTGTAACACCAGTAACATCTCCGAAATCTGCGAAGTAAACAGTTTTTATGCCACCAAAGGCACTTTTACAAGGTACTTTTCTACCCGTTGTTAATGTACAAGCCATTTGTTTTATGTATTATGCTGATTATCAAGTAGTTACACTATTATCAACGTTATTATTATGATTTTATAAAAAAAAAGGTAAGCAGATAAAACCCACCTACCCTTTTCTATTGATTAATTATTAATTTTAAGCGTATTCAACTATATCAGAAGCAATACCAAATTGTACTGCTGAAGTAAATCTCATTACCATTCTAACATTATTTGAAGCATCTAAATCTGCCATATCTAAAACCTTAACCTCTTGAGTTGAATTTAATAATCCAGTTCCGAAGTATAAGTTTGAACGTTGTGCTACATACATTTTGTTATCCGACATTCCCGGACATACAAATATTTTAACACCATTTACAGTTAGTGAACCATTGTTCCACCATTGAGTTCCCATATTGTTTACACCATTTGCACCCAATCCACTTGCACCAAATCCTCCTAATGCTTGAACATATAATTTAGCTGCTTTAGTTCCAATATAAAGGAATAAATCTTCCTTACCATATAATGCTCCCGGTATAGCATCAACCACTTTAGATAATTCATCTATAATGTTTGTAGATAATAATCCACCACCTACTGCTGCTACTTGTTGTGCTGCTGGAATATCCCCAGCTGCTGCTGATGCTGCAATTAGTTTTTCAAATCCATCAAAAGAATTGTTAGTACCAGCTGCCGTATCTCCTTGCCAAATACAAAATTCAGTATTCTGTGCTACTTCAGATGCTACGTGAGCAATTAAGAAGTCAGAGAATTTAGGAGGTAAAGTTTGTCCTAAACCAAATCCCATTGAAGCCGATTCGAAATCCGATACGAAGTCATACTTACATAATTGTAGGTTTACTTGTAGTTCAACTGGCTCAATAATTCTTTCAGTTAATGTAATAGTTGATGTTGGACTAAAATCACAACCAGCAGCAGTTACTAAAGCATTTGTTGCTAATTTTTTAATCACTTCTTTAAAAGCAATATTTGCCTTTACAGTTAAACCACCATCATCGATAGTTGATGCAGACAATAAAGCTGCTGCGATGTATTCCCCAGCAAATTCTCCAGCATAAGTTGTAGTTATGTTAGTAGTTGTTGCCAAATTTACGTTTCTTTGATTACTCATTTTTTTATTTGTTTAATTTATTTAATACTCTATCTAAAGTTGTGTTAAATCTGCCCTTTGCAAATTGAACTTGTTTTTGTTCTGTTACTGCTTCCGGATTATGTTTAATCGGTTTTGATGCAGCTTCAAATTCTTCTTTTACTGTTCTTGATTTTAAAGGTGCTTGTATTTCATCAGACATTTCTTCTTCTTGAACATCTTCAGCTTTTACTTCTCCTTTTAAATCAGCAATAGCATCTTCAAGATTTTGGATTCTTTTTTCCATTCCTTCCCAATCTCCTACTTCTGCCATTTCTTTTTCTTCTTCTTTTTCTTCTTCTTTTTCTTCTAAATCTTCAGTTTCTTCTTTAGCTGGTACTTCATCAGATACATCTCTAACATCTGCAATAATACCTTCTTCTTCAACAACTAATAATCTACCATCTTCAAGGATATATTCCCCAACTGGCATTGCTACTTTTTCATCATCAGTAACAATAAATAATTCTTTACCCTTTTCAAAGGATTCGGCAGTTACAATAGTGCCATTTTCTAACTTCATCTCCTCAAGTTTTACCTCAATATTTAGAAGCGTTTTGATTTGATTTAACATTTCATTTGATTTCATATATATATAACGATTAATTAATTAAAATTTGCATTTTTAGGCTTTCTTTTGTATTATAAACCACTCTGTACCATTAGACCATACTTGTATTCCCTCGTATGCTTTGTTTATTCTATATTTATTTGTTGAGCCATCTAAAGTATCTCCACCTTGTGGTGTTAAGTCTGCGTTTTGAGTACCAGCACCAAAACCAGTATTAGATATAAACCTCATTACTCTGTTTACATTTGAAGCAGCAAGTGGTAAATTTAAAACCATTGTACCATTAGAACCACTCCAAGATAATTCAATCAATTCAGATGTTGCATAAGCTGAATCTGATAAATTAACTGTTGTACCCTCTGATACTGTTAAACTTGTAGGTACTATATAATTTACTATATTTTGTACTGTGCTTTGTTTTGTAACGCCATTTTGAACAACTACTATATTTTCATCTCCTTGTAATTCTGTTGCTGCTGGTAATGCAGATATTTTTAAATTTCCCATTAGATTATTATTTTTGCATTATCCTCTTGTAATATAAAACCACCATCTTCTTGTAATAAAAAAGAATCATAATCTGTTCTTGTTATTACTCCTATACCTTGTGCTTGAATAGAACCATCACAACAACTTATAGAATAGGTATTAGTATCCCAACATAAACAAGCACGTGAACTTCCTTTAGGAGATGTTCTACTTGGTATAAAGGTTTTGTTGTTGTTGTTTCTTTGCATTTAAATTAAATACTTTTATGAAAGTGATTTTTTTGCTCTTATAGATGTATCAATACTTCTTGCTAATACATTTAAATTCTTTTCCAATTCATCATACCCTTTAATTTCTTTAGTCGGAACGCCTAATGCTGCTGCTGCTTCTTGTGATTTTGATAAAATACTTCCACTTTTTGCAAATATATTATTAGCATCTTTTATTTGCCCATCTAAACTTGTCAATAAACTTTTCCTATCCAATGCTATTTTATTAGCATAATCATTTAACCTATCACTACTTTCTATTGAATCTGATGATGCAGTTTTAGCTTTTTGGATATCTTGAATTAAAGCTAATTCAACCTTTTGTGTTGCTAACTCAACTTTTGCTAATTCTGTTTTCGGTAGTTTACTATAAACTTTTTGTATGTTACTTTTCATAATTATTTTATTTTAATAAATTTTTTGCAATTTTTTCAAATCCAAAACCAACTTTTATTGCTTCAATTGCTTTTGAGTAACCCGGTACATCATTTACTTTAATTCCTAATAATTTTGCAGCAACTTCTGCTGCTTCAATACCTTTTGCTACATTTCCCATATCATCTTGTAAGTCACTTAAATCTGCTTTTAATGATTTTTTTGCTTGTGTGATTTCATCATTTAATATTTTTATATTATTACTAAATGCAACTACACCTTTTGCGTATGACAATAATTTAACAGTACTTTCAGCTAACTCAACTTTTTCTCCTCTAACAATCTTTTCGATTTTATTAAGCAATGCTTTTGCTTCTAATTCCATATCTTTTTCCATATCTTTTTTATCCACCTTTTTAGTTTGCTCCATCTTGTCAGCGAAATATCCTTCGATGCTAAATCCTTTGACTTTTTTAGTTTTGACATATTGTTCCCATATTTTAGAATTATTAACTTTTACTGCTCCCATCCAAGTTCCTACTGGTACATTTAAACCATAGTGCCTTGATTTATCTTGTTCACTTTCTACTATCCAACTTTCAACTAAAGTTAAACCATTAAGTGCTTTAGAATGTTCTAATGTTGAATTGCTTTGATTACCATTTTGTAGAAACATTTGTGATGCTTTACAAACTGTATCTTTTGAAAAATAAATATAATATTCCCCCTCATCTCCATTTCTATAAATAGGTTTATTAGGTATTAATAAAGCACCCATTAATATTCTTTTTTCAGCATCTACTTCTGCAAGTTTTATTTCTTGGTCTTTTAATGCTACAAAGTCAGATTCAATAGCTGGATTTTCTACAATAGAAATTGCTTCTATTCCAGTTTCCATTTCATCTTCATCTAATATTAGTTCTATTATTTTCATATTTATATAACGTATTTAATTTTTAAATTTGCATTTTATCCTATCGATGCACCATCAATTATATTTCTATCTAATTCTTGTGCAGTAGTAACTTCACTTGAAACTACAAATGCTTGTACGGGTTGTTGTGTTTGCCCTCCTATTGCATCTGCTAATTGATTTGTATCTGATTGACCAACTATATTAAAAGCTGGTGGTATGCTTGGTGGCGAATAACTTGTGTTTCCACCTCCTCCTCCTCCTCCACCACCTCCAGTTGATGGAACTTTAGTTGACGCAATCTTTTTAACTGCTCCAAATCCAGCTGCTGCTACTGCTATCGATGCAGCTATTTTAGCAATTAAAGTTGTTGTCGCAGTACCTTCGGGTGCTGCCCCCCAAATACCAGCAATACCAGCATAAGTATTTATTGTTGCTGCTGCAAGTGCTAATGCTTTCCCAGCAGCAGTTTCTTCTCCAGCAATACTTGATAAATCTTGTAACCCACTTGCTACTGAATCTAAAGTAGCTAATTTTGCATCTCTTTCTGCAACTGCAATATCAATTTTAGCATCTGATATTTCTTTATCTCTTTCAAGACCAGTTTGTCTTGATGATTCTGAAAATTCATCTAAAGCTATCTGTGCATCTATCTTTGCTTGTGTTCCAGCATTTGCATTATCAACTATTGCTTGTAGTCTTTTAGTCTCTTGTTCAGCTTCAAGTAAATCAATTTTTGCTAATTCTTGTAATCTTAATAATTCATTTTCTATCTGTTCTGCATTAAATCTTTTTTGTTCTATTGATAATAAAGATTCACTTTCTAATTTTGCATTTGTTATTTCTATTGCTTCTTTATCTAAAGAATTTTTATTGGTTTGTTGTTCAGAACGAAACCCAGTTACTTGTGAAAGCACTCCTTCTTTTTCTGCTTGTGCATCTAATACTGCAACATAGTCTTCTGTCTTGCCAGTTAAATTAAATTGTGCTTGTGCAGCAGCTAATACAATTTCAGCATTTTTAAGCATTGCTTTTTCTTGGTTATCAAGAATAACATTTAGTTCATCATTTGCTGCTTGTCTTTCAGCTATGCTTTTAGTTTCATCATCTCTTATTTGTCTTTGTATTTCTGCTTGTCTATCATATTGTTCTAATAGTATTCTACTTTCGGCAGCAGCTATTTGTGCAGATTTTTCTAATGCTTGATTTGTTTTTGCAGTTTCTATTGCAGCTTCAATACTTATTTCTTTTAATCCATCTACTACTTGCGTTCCAATATTTCCAGCTTCTGAAATTGCTTCTGAAAAGTTGTTTACAATATCTGAACCAGCTTTATTTACCTCAATAGCTATCTCCTTTAATTTTTCATTAGTAGCATCTAAATCTTCTTGTGCTTTTGCAATCGAATCTTCATCGCCAAACATATTTTCATAAGCTAATTTTACACCTTCTGCTGCTGCTATTATACCATAGAAAGCAATTTGTAAAGGTGCAAATGCAAGAGTTAATAAACCACTTATTACTTTTCCTAAAGCATCAAAGTTTTCAGATGCAGATGCTACACTATTATAAACATCAGTTATAACACCAAGAACTTCATTGAATATTATTTGAGCAGTTTTAAATACAACATTTAAACCATCCATTACAACTTGGTTTTCTTGTATTGCAGTACTTACAAATTCAAATGCTTTCTGTAACAAGAATATTATACCAGTTGCAGCACCAATACTTTTTAATGAAACTCCAATTTTCTTAACACCCTTTGCTCCATCATCAGCACTTTTTTCAACTTGCTTTAAAGATTTAGCAGTTTTCTCATTAGCAGATACAACTTCCTTTTCTAACTTGGCATATTCTTTTTGAAACTCGTCAAGATTCTTAACTGCTTCTTTATATTTTAATTCTAATTCTACTTCTACTTTTTGTGCCATTTTATATTTCTTTTAGTTTGCTTAACACCTTCTGAAAAAGTTTCTGCTAATTTATATTTACCTTGTGCAATTTTTATACTTTCAGTTTCTCCATTTGCGAATTGAAGTGAATCAATAATATTCTTTATCATAATACTGTATTTAGTAATTCAAATTCTGTTTTGCCATTAGTAAGATTTGTTTTTAATGAATTAATCTTATAATTGTTTTGACCTAATTGTATTCTGTCATTTAGTTTTAAACTACTAAATATTTTATAAGGTAAAAAAGCAGTTACTTTTGTTAATCTTCTTTGACTATTAAATACATCTTGTATGTATGTTTTATAATCTGTCTCAAATAAAGTATCTGTAAAATCGTTTGCTAATCCACCATCTTCATTTGCTAAATATTCATTTATCATTGGTCTAAAATGAATGTTAATTTTACTTGTTAAAGGCGTTAAGGTTAAAGAATTTGATGGTATAAAATAATTAATTATAAAACTTTTTAGGTTTGGGTTTGTATTCCTAAATGCTATTCTTGTTGTGCTTAAACCAGTCTGTCTTATAGGATAAAATAATAAAGGTTCTCCAAAATACGCTTCTCTATTATCGTCTACAAAATAACCATACTGTATTGTTGTGGATGATACTCCAGTAACGTTATAAATTCTTTCATACATTAGGTGTTCAAAAGGTAATTCTATTTTGTAAGGATTACTTGGTGCATCAAATATATCTCCATCTAAAGTATAACTTTCTGAACCCCATCCCGAGTTATATAATTGCTCATACTGTTTAGCTAAAAAAGTTCCTAATCCTTTATATGTGAAGTTTACTTTATTAAAAGGTAATGCAACATCTACAACTGACTTTGTAGTATCTAAATATTGGTCTATATTTATTGTTTCTGATGATGCTGCATAATAATCATCTAAAGTTTTAACAACAATAATTCCACTTTCATCAACATAAGCAGTAAGATTAAACATCTGAAACAAACCAGTTAGAAAATCTATTATAGACATCTTTGGGATTTGACTATTAATATTAAAATCAAAATCTGCATTAGTGCTAAAAGTTGATGGGTTTGAGTAAGTCATAGAACCAGCCGAACCAGTTCCAGTTCCACCAATCACTTGCCAATTAATAACCCAGCTTATATTGTTTGCAGTAAAAGTCATAGTAGTAGCAGATGCAATTTCAACTGTATAAGTACTATCGTTTAATCTTAAATTATTAAAAACTTGTTGATTACTTACATTAGTTCTTTGCTCAACTACTTCTGAACCATTTCTAATAACTCTAATACTATAATTGTTTGCATTTGGTGGCGTAATTGTTAAAATTGTACCAACTATTTGATATGGTGCAGTTGCGTGTAATTCTAAAATACCATTTGATGGAGTTGCTATTGAGTAATTACATTGACCAAAAGGTGTACAATTAGTATTTGATAATAGATATAATTGAGTATAATTTGCATCTACTTGTCCAATACCTTCAACTGAACCTTTTTTTCTGTGAAGCCATAAAAATAGATTGTGAAATTTAAGATTAGTTTGGTCATTAAAGAAATCATCTGAAAAGGTAATTGTTTGCCCTCCAATATATGTTTGTGATTGTATTGCATCAATTATAGCTTTTACCCTTATAGCATATTTAAACTGATTCCAATTTATTCCATTATCTACAAATGCTGGTAAACTACTTGAATAAACATTTGTATAAATATTTGTATCATCATCATCTGCTGAATTATAAAACATTCTATCAGTATGAGTAATTAAAGGTACTAATATATTATCATTAGAACCTACTGCGTAATCTTGAATTGCAGCTTTTACTGCATCATAACTATACACTTGATTGTAAGCAGCTAAACCAGTTAAAGATGATAACTGTGAATCTGAAAGTATATCTTTTAAATCTACTGTATTCCCAAAGAATGTAATTCTATAAGTATGTGCTAAATTGTTTTTTAAATCAACGCCATCAAGTCTTATTTTACCAATCTTAAATGTTATATCATTAAGTTCTAAAGTAGCATCTTGTTTTGTTCTTGCATCAAATCCATTGGTAATATGAAAATTGTAATAGTGCTTAAATATCTTGTTGTTTATTTTAGATGCTGGTACAGAAAATGTCTGTGTAAATTCTGTAAATATTTTTTTTATATCCTTTACATTTTGAATTGTCTGCGTAAGAGAAACAGTTTCATCTTTAAATAAATCTAATCTTTCAGAACCAATGTATAATACTAATTTTTGCATCTATCGAATGTTGTTTATATAATCAAATGCTTCTTCAAAATCTATTGTGTATTCTATTAACCTATCGTTTACAGATGTTTTAAAAGCCATAGATGAGGTTTTAACTTTTACTGGAACAACTTCATCAATACTTGGATTTGTCTTTCTTGGTCGCTCTAACCAAACATATTCAGATAATAGCAACTGCTCAAAGAATTGATTTGCTTGTTCGGGATAATATCCACTACTTAAAGTAAATGTTTGTTTTGCAGTTGTGTTAAATACTTTATTAGGTGCATCACTAATGGAATATGTAGCTGGATTATTTGTAGTTGGATATGTTAATATATTAGATTTAAACCCCTCATTTTTTCTACCTAATGTTTTAGTTTCTTTTAAAAAGAACCATAAATCTTGCTGCGCTCCAAACTTATTTATAAAAATAATCTTTCTACCACTACCATACTTGGTACAATCTATTCTTGATATTGTTGATGGATATGCTCCACCTATTGAAGCTGCACCTTGTCCAAAACCTTGAACTGATATTGAAACATCTCCAATACCATTAATTGTAGTATATGGAACTATTCCAGTAAAAGCAATTACTCCAACAATACTTTTAGGATAATATAAATCAACTGAATCATTAGAAGTTGTTGGATTGTTAGATATTAAATAAGCAGTAGATGGTAACGTAGGGTTTGTACCCTCTGAAAATTCTCCATAGGCTTCAATACCAGTATCAGTAAAACCTATTTCAGCACCTTGCTGACTTCCAGTTGCATTTAAACCAGTCCATTTAGAAATTCTTGTTTGAATATTAATAGTTTGTGGCACATAATTAGGGTCATAAGTTATATTTAAATAATCACGTGCAAGTTCTGATATATCGAAATTAAGAGTTGAACCCTTTTGTGGGTTATTTTTTATTAAAGTATATCTACTTATTCCATCAATTAAAATTCTGCATTTTACCGATAAAGGAAAATTTGAAGCTGGTATTTCTATGTATTTAAATTGTGGACTTCTTAAAGCTATTAATGGTGTTGCCATATTTTTATTTTTTTTGTGCTAATAATATTGATGTTTCAACATCTATAATGAAACTATCAAATAATTCATTTGGTAATCTTTTAACTGCTGCTTCAAATGGTTTAGTAAAAAAGAAAGTTGCTTTTATTCCTTTATTCTTTATACTATTTGCTAATATATATCCCATTGTTTCATAAGTTCCAAACCTACCTTTTTTATCTCTTGGTTGCAGCTTTCTATATTTTGCCCATTTAGAAAATATCTTTGTTTTATATTCAAGACCTTTTAAATTACTGCTTGGCTTATAAGAAAATGGTGTATTCTTATTTTCTGTATAATTACTTTTAACACCTTTAACACCCTTATCTTGAAATGCTCCATATTCTTCCATATAGAAGTCAATGATAACACCATCTTCAGATTTCTCTATTGTGTATTTTAATGAATTATAAAGTTCTTTAGTATAATTCTTTTTACCTTTAGTTAATTTACTCCTTGACTGCTGAATAACATAATTACCAAAATCTTCTAATGCTTTTTCTGTTTTATTAAATTTCATTAGCAAATATTAATATCGTTGTAAATCTGTATATCCATAGTTGCAGACCAACCAGCTAATTGATTTTCGAATCTATCATAAAATGGGTCTAAACTTGGATTGCCATTTAATTGATACATATCTGTATGTAAATTTCCCATCCTTAAACGTTGTATAAGCCTATTTAAAACCCCCAGCTGCGTGTTTAATATATCTTGTACATTATCATTACCTTTAAATCTATCAAGCGTTAAATCCTTTGATTGGTCTACAATATCACAAGCCAATACTGTAATATTAAAATCTAAAGTTTGTTCATTTACAACTACTGTATTTATTATAATATGACCAAGTGGAAATATATCTTGCTTGTTGAGGTTTACATCGGAAATATCTCCAGTAGTAACTGTGTTGATGTTTTTATCTGAAAGTAATTCAGTTTTTATAGTTTCTGTTAATTGATAGAAACCTCTTATTCCTTGTTGGCTCATTTAAATTTCTTTTTAATTTGTTTTGCTTCTAATTCATTTTTATCTTTCATAAATGATAGCATCATAAAGCACTCGTGCATTCCTAATTTAGTGATATTTTCAAATCTTGTAATATCTCCTTGAGCGAGTCCAAAGATACTTTGATACCATCCCCATTTTTTTGAAAAGTTTGTTGCTGCATCAAGTTGTTCACCTCCTCCTCCTCCAAATAATTCAGCATAACTGTCGATAATTCCATTCCTAAATTGTACAAAAAAAAAACAGAACCTAAAACAACATCTAATGGTATTTCATCTAATTTGTCTTTTGATTCAGTATTGTAATCTTCTATTAAATATTTATCCTTTATTTTTTCTGTTATCGGTCTATATAAAACATTCATAGCAATGTGCATATTATCCCAATCTCCCATATACGTATCCAAATCAACATATTCTCCTAATGATATATCTTCTAATTTTGGTATAAAACCATATTCAATTTTCCCCAGCTTAAAAGTATTTATTAGTTTTGGTTTTTCTTCAAACATTAAATTTAAAACATTTACTATTTTATCTGCATCTGATAACTTTATATTTCTAACTGCATTTGAATCTAAATTGCAGAATATTTCTATCATTTTACATTGCAGAAAATAAGGGTCATCATTTTCTTTTTGTATCTTAATAAACTTCTGATACTGTTTTAATGTTATTTCTTTCAAACTATTAGGAACAATCAAATCTACTTTCATATCTATATAACGTTTTTAATTAGGTTTTTTATAATAGTAAAGGTAATAAAAAAAGGCATACATTTCTGCATACCTTAATTCATCCTTAACACTAACTTAAATTATCTCATACTGCTCTCAAAACATTTGCTGCAACAGTATTGTTTATCTTCTTCCATATCTGCACCACATTCATAACATTCATATTCTGATTGTTCGTGTGGGTTTAAAAAATCATCCCAACTCATATCTTTACAATTTTAATATCTCCGTTAACGTAATGCTCTGCTTTTATCCCAGTCTTTAATTTAACAACCTTGTAAGGCTTTATATTGTGACTGATTAACCTTTGCTCGTAAAATAGTTTTAATGCTATCATAGTTTATAATTTAAAGGGGTTTTTACACCCCCTTGTTATTAAATTAAATTATTTATTTTATATTCTAAACCTATTGCATCCCCTATAAACCAAGCATTTTCTCCTTGAGGATAATTTTTACTATAATGAGTTAAACAATAGTCTTTGTCAGAATCAATAAAAGTTCTAAATTTTTCTCCTTTAATTTTAAACTCAACTGATTTTTTTGTTTTGGTTACTTGAGTAATTTTTTGATAAATGTTTTCCATTTTGTTTCTGTTTTTGTTTGTTAATAATACTGCAATATACAAATACTTTAGTTATAAACAATACTTTTAATAACTTTTATGAAATATAATAATTACCTCTGTTTGGATTTTGTAGCTGATACGAGACTGCGTAACGGATTGCATCGATTATATGATTCCAATTATCTTGTGGTGTTTTTGATTTCTTTTCTAACCAACTATAATTATTTAGTTCTTTAATCAAGTTGATACTATTCTCTTCTACTATCAAATCATAATCTTGGAGTAATGCTATTCCATAAGTTATTGAACCTTGACCTTTGATTGCTTTTACAACATTACAACCCTTTGCTTTTAATTCATATAATAATCTTGGTTCAGCACTATCTCCTACTATTAAATCTGTTCCAGCGTGTTTTAAGTTCAGTTCAGCTATTTGTGATGTGGTAAGTGCTTTAAGATAAAAACATTCCTTTAAATAGATTATTTTATTATTTACATCTATGTTAGTTTCCACTAAAGTATTTTCATCTGCTGCAAATCCATAATCTTGACCAAAGACTGAAACACCTACTCTTTTAAATTGTCCTACCTTCCAGTTTGAGAATATAACACCTTCTGCTTTTTGTAACCAACCACCCAACATTTGATGCTTATACTTTTCGGGTCTACGTCTTTTAATGTTCTCTATCTGCTCTAAATAACTTTTTGATAGATTATCTATGTTATCTAAATAAGTGGTGTGTATATACGTTGTATTGCCTTTGGTTACGTTAATACCATCCATTACTCCTTTGTCCTCAAAGAATCTTGTATATATCCAATGTTCTTTTGTAACTGGGTTTAAAATAAGTATTACTCTATTCTGTTGTTTAAGGTTTCTAACTGATAAATCTATCTTGTCAAATATGTTTTCATCTGTGAGTTCTTCTGCCTCATCCATTACCCAAGTTGTAACGTTTGCTAAAGATTTCAAATTTGCAGACTGGTCTCCCGATGAGGTTCTAATTCCTTTAAAGATTATCTTGCTTCCCGATAGCTTATTTATAATCTCATCTTTTGTTATATGAAAATGGTCTTGTATGTTTAAGGTTTCTATCTTATCTAAAAACTCGGGTATAATAGAAATGTAAGCAGATGATAAAGTAAGCCTTGTAAATAATATTGTATGCCCAGCTTCAAAAGTAAGCATCATCAATAATGTATTTATCGAATATGATTTACTTGAACCTCTACCTCCAGTTACTATAAAATACCTTGAATCAGATTCTGATATAGGTGCAAACTTTGGATTAAGTTCTATCACTTAAATTTAACCAAGTCTTTAAAATTAATATTGAATCCTTCAGATGAAGTTATGTCTACTGATTCTTTTGGCTTTCCATATCTATAACCAAAATATAAACTCATTGCTCTTGAATCTCCTTTTAGTATTTGTTTGCCAAGTGTTTTAATTACCTCATCATTATCTATTAAGTTATCTAACTTTTCTATTAGCTTTAACTCATCTGCTTTCTTTGGTCTACCAGCACCTTCTCTTACCCCTCCGTTATTTTTTCTTTTATCCATTTGAAATGTTTTTGTTTAATCAATTACATATATAACGTATTTAATCTATTTTTTTTCCTAACTTTAATTTAATTAGTTCTTTAAATAATTCTTTTCTTCTTTTACCTTTAGGCAAACTATCAATTAGCTGCTGCATCTTTTGAATTATCTTTTTCATATTTTATTAATTTCTTGGATGATAAAAAGTTATTACAACTTTAAGTTGTTCCTTTGTGTAGTATGGTAAATCATCATATTGAAATTCTTTTGATGGTCTACCTTCCCCTCCATTAGTTTGATTAACTAATATTCCTTTATTTATATCTTTTCTACCATATTTTTTTATTAATCTAATTTCTTGTTTAATAGCTTCCTCCCAAGATATATTAGAAAATAATATTTCTTTAGTAAAACCATATTTATTTACTATGTTATTCCAATAACTATTTCTATTTGTTTTTTTCCCAGCCCTATGTTTGTTTTTCCCAATACCAATATAAAATATTTCATTAGTATCATTTCTTCTATGTAAATAAACTACTGCCATATTAAAAGTCTAAAGTGAATGTTACTATAAATAATGATAGCTTTATAGTTGTGTAGTTAAATTCCTCTGTTGGGTTTAATACTTCCCATCCTAACATAAATCTATTATGTGGATAATGTAATGCTATTTCTAATTCCCAGTCCATATCTATCTTATTCCTCTTACGTCTGCAACATTTGGCGAACCAACTATTACTTCTGCTTGTTCATTTCTTGCTTTCCATTCAAAACTCTTTAGAACCAAAGATGCTCTTTCATCGTATGATTCTTTTTGCTTTCTTGTAAGGCTTCTGTATTTTCTTTC